GCACGAGCATCCGACTGCCTCGGTACGTGGTTGAGTATTTCAATCAGTTTCCGAACAAGCAGGAAGTGATGCGGCAAGTGCTGACCGCCTACATCGAGAGTGAAATCAAGCGAAGCAACCCAACCAACCCTGAAGGAGAACCCAAGTGAAAAAGAAATCCCTCGCCGACAAAATCCGTGCCCACCTGACTAAGTACCCTGACGATAAGGTCAAGGACGTGGCCCTCAAGTTCAACACGAGTGTCCCCTATGTCTATGGGCTGCGCAGCAAACTGAAGGCATCTGCCGAGACTGACGGCTGGCGAGTCATCGGCACGTATACCTCGCACAACCCGATGGCCGATCAACTGCCGGTCACGATGGAGCCTGCAACTACTGATGTGGACGCAACGCTCGCCGAGCGGGGCAAGCGGTACGGCACGTTCAAGGGTCACGCTGAAGTCACCGTCAGACTGAAGGATGTTTTGCGCGATCACGCTGAAAAACTGGGGAAGACTTTCTCCGCTGACCAGATCGAAGCCCTGCACATGATCTGCCACAAGCTGGGGCGCATCGTGAATGGCGACCCCGACTACGCTGATAGCTGGATCGACATCGCTGGCTACGCCAAGCTGGTGGCCGACCGCCTTGAAGGCAAAGAGGTCTAACAAAGTTAGGCCGGGGAAACCCCAAGCCGCCGTGGTTGACAGTGTAAAAAACTGTGCTACCATGGCGGCTCAACATCATCAGAGGAGTTAGAGAATGGCGAGTACGCCAGAGGCCAAGGTCAAGGCCAAAATCAAAGCCGTCTTAAAAGAGTACGGCGTCTACTACGCCATGCCCATCGGCAGTGGCTACGGCAATAGCGGAGTCCCCGACTTCCTGTGCTGTGTCAACGGCAAGTTCCTCGCCATCGAAGCCAAGGCTGGCAAGGGCACCACCACCGCACTCCAAGAAAAGAACCTGCGCGAGATTCGTGAAGCTGGTGGCATCACGCTGGTGGCCAACGAAGACAACCTCAACATCCTCCGCGCCCTCGTGTCGGGCCTGACTGGAGTTAACAAATGAACAAAACCATCGAGCTTTTGCTGGAGCGCATGGAGTCCCACCCCGAAGAGTTTTACGTCCGCTCGCGCAGGTGGAATTGGGTTACCTCGTCCGAGTTCATGAAGCTCGTGGACAAGGAAGACCGCGAAGCGCTGGACGAAGCCTACCGAAAGGTGCGGCTGGCCGAGTTTCACGACCGGGTGTTGCAGACCATCCTCGACCCGGAATACATGGAGGGAGAGTTTGCGTACGCTGGGACACTGGGTACCGTAGCAGGCGGGTTCAATCTAATCGAAAGCAGCTCGATGGGCGTAGTGAACAAGGTGGTCCGATGAAAATCCTCACGATTGATTTTGAAACGTACTACGACCAAGAGTTTTCGCTGAAGAAGCTCACGACCGAAGAGTACGTGCGCGGCTCGCAGTTTGAGGTCATTGGCGTGTCGGTGCAGGAGGATGACGGTGAGCCGGTTTGGTTCAGCGGCGATGCGGTAGACACATACCAGTTCCTGCGAAGCTTTGCGTGGGAAGAGTCCTTGGCGCTGGCGCACAACGCGCCGTTCGACGGGGCCATCCTGACGTGGGTGTTTGGGATTAAGCCCAAGGGCTGGCTCGACACGCTGAGCATGGGCCGTGCCTTGCACGGAACCGATGTAGGTGGAAGCCTCAAAGTGCTGTCGGAGTACTACGGCATCGGCGAGAAGGGCACCGAGGTGGAGAACGCACTGGGCAAACGCCGGGCCGACTTCACCCCCGAGCAACTCGCTCGCTACGGCGACTACTGCAAGAACGATGTGGCCCTGACCTACGAGTTGTTCGGCCGCATGGCCAACGGGTTCCCGGCCAAGGAACTGCGCCTCATCGACGCTACTGTACGTATGTTCAGTGACCCGGTGCTGCGGCTGGACACGAAGGTGCTGGAGACCCACCTCGCCACGGTTCAGTCTAAGAAAACGGCACTGCTGGATGCGGCTGCGTCGGACAAGGACGTGCTGATGAGCAATCCGAAGTTTGCCGACCTGCTCCGCCTCTACGGTGTGCGCCCGCCGACCAAAATCAGCCCGACCACGGGCAAAGAGACGTACGCCTTTTCCAAGACCGACGAAGCCTTCCGCGCTTTGTTGGAGCATGACAATCCGGGTGTGCAGGCGCTGGTAGCTGCACGGCTGGGCGTGAAGTCCACCATTGAGGAAACCCGCACCGAGCGGTTCATCGGGATTGCCAAGCGCGGCCCGCTGCCTGTGCCGCTGCGCTACTACGCCGCCCACACTGGGCGCTGGGGTGGGGACGACAAGCTCAACCTTCAGAACCTGCCGCGCACCTCGCTGCTCAAGTACGCCATCCTCGCCCCCGAAGGGCACCTCATCATCGACTCGGACTCCAGCCAGATCGAAGCACGTACGCTCGCATGGCTTGCCAGTCAGGACGACCTTGTGGGTGCCTTCAACAACGGGGAGGACGTGTACCGCATCATGGCCTCGGCCATCTACGGCAAGCCGGTGGACGCCATCACCAAGGACGAGCGGTTCGTGGGCAAGACCACAATTTTGGGCTCGGGCTACGGCATGGGTGCAGCTAAGTTCCAAGTCCAGCTTGCAAACTTTGGGGTACAAATTGAGTTGGATGAAGCCAAGCGCATCATCGACACGTACCGCCGCACGTATCCGGCCATCCCTGAGTTGTGGAAGCGCTCGGGTGAGATTCTGGACGCGATCATTGCCGACAATTACACTGAATTTGGGCGCGACGGCATCCTGAAGGTGGAGGGCCGCAAGGGCATCCGGCTACCCAATGGCCTGTACCTGCGGTACACGAATTTGCGTAAGGCTCAGAACGCTGAGAACGGCAAATACGAATACGTGTACGACACCAAGAAGGGTAAAGCGCTCATTCCCACTCGCATCTACGGCGGGAAGGTTGTCGAGAACGTCTGCCAAGCACTGGCCAGAATTGCCATCGGTGACCAACTGCTGAAGATTGCCGAGCGGTACCAAGTCGTGATGACCGTGCACGACGCGGTGGCCTGCGTGGTCCCTGCTGATGACGTGGTTGTAGCGCAGTCTTTCGTCGAAGCCTGCATGCGTACACGCCCGAAGTGGGCTCCTGATTTACCCCTCAACTGCGAATCTGGATATGGGAAAAGTTATGGCGATTGTTAATGGTGAAGTGCTGGTGGACTACGCCTACCCCTGCATGATGGCTGAGAAGGCACTGAAGAAGCTGCATGCCGCCATGCTGGAAGGCAAGCATGAGCAAGCACTGGAGGCGGGCATCGAAGCCCTCGCCGAAGTCAAGCTCACGATCAACGCGATACGCGACATGCAAGAGCGAGCAGTCAAATGAACATCCCCCGTCCTTTTCGCTCTCAGTTCGTTGAGTACGAGCGGGCGGGGTTCCACGTCAGGGACTTCCAACCCGCCAAAGGCTCGCATGCCAAGGTGTGGTTTGAGGAGTTCCCTGACCCGCAGTTCTTAACAAAGAATGTCGGTGACCCCCGCGCCATGAAGAACAACATTGCCCGCTTCCGGGCGCTCGCCGCCAAAGCCAAGGAACAAAAATGAATATCGTCTGGTCGTTCAGCAGCTTGAAAACGTTTCAGCAGTGTCCACGCAAGTACTACCACGCCAAGGTAGCCAAGGACATCAAAGAACCCGACACGCAAGCCACCCTGTACGGCAAGTCGGTTCACACGGCTGCGGAAGAATTCATCCGAGATGGCAAGCCGATCCCCCCGGAGTACGAGTACCTGCGCCCGATTCTGGAAAACCTGCGCTCCATCGAAGGTGAGAAGCACTGCGAGTTGAAGCTGGGTCTGACCAAAGACCTGAAGGCTTGTGACTTTGACGCCCCCGATGTTTGGTGGCACGGCATCGCTGATTTGGTCATCATCAACGAGCAAAAGCAGCTTGCGTATTCTCTGGACTACAAGACCAGCAAGTCGGCCCGCTACGCCGATGTGAAACAGCTTGACCTCGTGGCCGCTGGCATCTTTGCTCGGTTCCCTAACATAGTTAGGGTGAAGTCCGCGCTGGCATTTGTGGTCAGCAAAGAGTTTGTGAAGGCCGAGCACATGGCCGAGAAGCTGCACGAGTACGTGGCCAAACCTGCCGAGGACGTTGCCCGTATTGAAGCTGCGTACAAGACCCAAGTGTGGAACCCCGTGCAGGGGCCACTGTGCAAGTTCTGTGCAGTCAAGCACTGCGAATACAACAGGAGTTGAAATGCCCTACGTCAACAAACCCCGCCCCTACAAGAAAGAGTACCAGCAGCAGCTTGCTCGTGGGGAGCATGAGCGCCGCATGGAGCGCCAACGTGCGCGGGAAGCCATCGACAAAAAGTTCCCCGATGCGGATGGCGATGGCCGTGCTGAAGTGCGTGTAGGCAAAGACGTTGCCCATGTCAAAGCCCTGTCCAAAGGTGGCACGAACAAGAACGGCACCCGGCTGGAGCCCGCTACAAAGAACCGCTCGTTCAAGCGCAACAGCAACCATCAGCTTGTCTCGGAGACGAGCACCAAGGAAAGAAAAAAGAAGTGACCCTATCAGAGTACGACTGGCCCGGCCCGCTGGGGCTGAGCCCGTTTGAGCATCAGAAGTCCACAGTAGAGTTTTTGATTGGTCAACCCAAAGCGTTCTGCTTCAACGAGCAGGGCACCGGCAAGACCGCATCAGTGATTTGGGCCACCGACTACCTCATGAAGATTGGGGTGTTGCGCCGTGTCCTAGTTGTCTGCCCCCTGTCCATCATGAAGTCGGCATGGCAGCAAGACCTCTTTCGGTTCGCACTCCACCGCACTGTGGCTGTAGCCCACGGCGCACGGGACAAGCGCAAGCAGATCATCAACAGCGACGCCGAATACATCATCATCAACTTCGATGGCGTCGGCATCGTCAAGGACGAGATCATGAGCGGGGGCTTTGACCTCATCGTGGTGGACGAGGCATCGGCCTACAAGAATGCGCAGACCGCTCGGTGGAAAGACATGCGCGACCTGAGCCGCAAGATCAAGGGGCTGTGGATGCTCACCGGAACTCCGGCCGCACAAGCGCCTACGGATGCTTACGGATTGGCAAAGCTGGTGAACCCCCAGAACGTCCCGCGCTTTTTCGGCGAGTTCAGAGACATGGTGATGACCAAGGTGACCATGTACAAGTACGCACCTAAGCCGACGGCCAAACACATCGTCCACAAAGCGTTGCAACCAGCAATTCGGTTTGAGAAGAAGCAGTGCATCGACCTGCCGCCCCTGACGTTCATGACCCGAGAAGCTCCGCTGACCAAGCAGCAGATGGGGTTCTACAAGTTGCTCAAGAAGCAGTTGCTGATTGAGGCAGCAGGTGAAGAGATTTCGGCGGTCAACGCCGCAAGCCAGATCAACAAGCTGCTCCAGATTTCATGCGGCTCGGTCTACACCGACACGGGCGAGGTTGTGGATTTTGACGTATCCAATCGTCTGGCTGTGGTGCAGGAGATCGTTGACGAGTGCAGCAACAAGGTGCTGATCTTTGTTCCGTTTACGCACACGATCAAGTTGCTGTCGGACTACCTGACCAAAAACGGCGTGGCTTGCGAAGTCATCAACGGCAGCGTGTCGGTGAACAAACGAGCCGAAATCGTCAAGCACTTCCAAGAGCAACCTGACCCCAAAGTGCTCATCATCCAGCCGCAAGCTGCATCGCACGGGCTGACCCTCACCGCCGCCGACACCATCATTTGGTACGCCCCCTGCACCAGCGTGGAAACGTACTTGCAGGCCAACGCCCGCATCGACCGACCGGGTCAAGTGAACCCGATGACGATCATCCACATTCAGGGTTCTCCCGTAGAGACTCGCCTCTACGCCCTGCTGCGCAACAACGTCAGCAACCACCAACAGGTGGTCGATCTTTACCGCGAAGAATTTTTTGAAGAAACCACTTGACAGTGT